GACCACCGCCGCCGCCCGCAGCACCACCCATCGAAGCCCCACCGAGCCCGCCGGCAGCGTCAGCCGTCAGCGTGGGAGCGTAGGCGTATGGATTCGCCGCGTAAGCCGGGAGACCGGTGCCCGCCATCCCACCACCACCACCCGCAGCCGCAGCACCGCCCTCTGCCGCGCCACCGAAGGCACCCGCGGCCGCACCGCCAGCGAACAGGGACGCCGCAGCGATGGCCGCGCCGAATGCGTTATCCGGGTCGTTCCTGCCTTGGAACGTGGTGCCGATGGGCTTTCCATCCGGGCCGAAGCCCTGCACTTGGAAGTGGCTCTGTCCGTCCGGTGCCTGCTTGAGCGTGATGCCGCGCTCTTGGAGGAATTGGAGAAACGCCGGGTCGTAGCCTTGTGACCGCTGGGACTCGGCCACCCCGCCACCAAACCCGGCGACGGAGTTGTACGGGTTGCCGCCAGTCCAGCCGAGATTCGGAAGGAACTGATCGTTCCGTCCGTTCGACCCGTTCTCATTTCCGAGGTCGCCCTCATAGCCGAGCCCGCCTAGGTTGGGCTCGTAGTACGCGGCTTGCCCGCCCTCCGTAGCCATTCCCCCGGTGTTGGGCTGTCCGTTAGCCGCAAACAGGGGTTGCCACTGCGCGTTTACTGCGTCAAACATTTCTTATTAGTCTCCACCGCCATCACCACCACCGCCGCCACCATCACCGCCGCCGCTGCCGGCGCCATCACCGCCACCGCCGTAGTAGTCGGGCGGGATGTAGATGGGTGCCGTTGTCTCTGGAATCGTCACCACCGGAGGCGGGACTTGCTCCACACCCGGGACCGCCGCTGTCGTGTTCACCTCGAGCAAAGCCGCCAGCGTTTGCGCGTTGGCTTCAAGCATCTGCGCCATCGCCGCCAACTCCAGGGCCACAGCGGCCGACGAGTTCTGCGTCTGCAAGATGAACTCGGCAATGTCTGGAAGCGTCGGGAAAGCCGCCCCGCCTAGTTTTCGCCCGCCGATCTCAAGGCCGAAATACTTCGACCACGCCGGGTCGATGAGGACGGGCTTCGTCCTGTCGCCATCGACGTAACCGATAGGCGCCGCACCGGACGGCTTCTTGTTCTTCTTGACCGTCGTTGACGAAGCAGTCAGGGCTATCGTGTAGATCCCCGCCACCTGTCTGTGCGGGATGTAGACAACACCACCCGCCCCTCTCGGCCCGGCAATCGTCGGCCGTACATAGACGGTCGCCGTGGTCGTTCCCATCAGTCGGGGATCGTGAACGTCGTAGAGGTCAGGGCGTGCGTGTCTTGAGAGCCATACACGTCCTCTTGGATCGCACAGACCACGCAGCCGAACGAGGAGGCCGACGAGAGATCAATGGCCGAACCACCAGACGAAGCCGCCACCTTGAATGTGTCCGCTGTCGCGTCGCGCACGAAGTAGACAGTGCCCTCGACCAGCGGGGCCGGGGGAGTGCCGTCGAAGAACACGATCTTCTGCGTGTCCGAATACCCGTGTCCCGTGGCGTCAATCAGGTCCGTAGTCGGCTTGGCGATAAAGTTCTTGGGCGATGCACCGCCGTTGGGGGCGCAGAACACAAACGTGGCGGTGTTCCAGTAGCCAATCCACCTCACCGTGCAAGCCGGGACATCGAACGTCACGCCGGCATTGAGAAGACGCGAGCCACCAGACGCCGCGTTCATCGTGATGGCCTTGTCTGCGTAGGCGGGAGATCCGCCAGTGACTAGGTTCACGCCCGTGGTCCCCGGGAAGCCGGTGTGGAGAGACGCCTTGTTGATGGTCTGCCCATCGAGCATGGCGTTCTTGGTTGCGGTCGGGAAGGTCATGTATTGCCTTGATGGGTGTCGATCTGCACGTTCACGATGTCAAAGCGCGCGTTGGCGGAGTGCCTGAGCTTCCACACGCGATCCCGCGCCGCGCCGAGGCGTCTCCACGTCAGCCGCGCGAATCTCTGCCCGACCTTGCCGATGGACATGGAGACAGGGTTAGACCAGTTCGCTCCAGAGTCGTCGGACCACGACAGCTCTACGTGCGGGTCTTCGCCTTGCGGTGCTTCGCCTGTCGTGCAGTCGAGGTGGAAGGCATCGAAGAAAGTAGTTTTCAGCCCCGGCGCTGCCGCGTGCGGAGATACGCGCTCCTGTGCCAACGGGTCTGACGCCTTGCGATGAACAGCACGGTCCAGTCGGTAAACCTTCCCGTCTGAACCGCCAATGAGGTGATGGCCCTCAAAGAAGGCATGGCAAACGCCTCGGTCTGCCTTGAACTGCCCGTACCCGTCCAGATCGCACCTCTCGTGCCACGCACCGGACGAGACTTCGTAAACCCATGTCGCTTTGAGGCCGGGCGCATTCAGGGCATAGAACGTGAGTCCGTTCTCTTGGTAGGCGTAGCTCGTTGCTCGGGAGATGTCCGTAGAGCCCTGTAGAGCCTGCTCCACGCCCTGAGTAGAGATCCGCTGGGCTTGGTAGCCGTTCAGCCGATAGACGATCCCCGAGCCGTTCCTATCGCCCCCGAGCCAGAACGCGGTGTTGTCCACCACCTGTACCGAGTGCGGGGCCATGCAGCCCACCTCAATCGTTGTTCCCTCGCGTTCGAACGGGAAATCCGCACCACCCGAGTCCGACCAAATCTCGGTGTTGATCGCCCCCATCAGAAGCGCGCGTCTCTGCACCGCGACGATGGCAACGAGGTTGTCGGGCTGCGATTCGGCAGTTGCGAAGTCGAGCGCGTCGAACGTCAGCGCGTCGTTGATCGCCGAGATGTAGAACTGGCCGGTCGAGGGACGGACAAAGAGGAAATAGTTATCGATGAAGGTGACGGTCTGGGAACCGTAGAAGCCTTCGGCCGTGATCTGGACAAACTCATCAGAAGCAAGAGTCAGGACGTACCCGCTGGAGCCATCGACAATCACGAGCTGCGTGATGCCGTAGGCCATATCGACAGGCCCGGTGCTGGAGAGCAAAGTCCCTTTCAGCGTCGCCCCACCGTTGGCGACTTCGTACAGGCCGGAGCCGAAGACGAAGAAGCACCTGTCGTTGGTCGTGATGCAACCCCGAACCGCGCTAGGCCCGGTCGCATAGAGCGTGTAGCCGGGCACAGACTGGAGAACGAACGGAGCCTTCCCGGGGGTCTCTAGACCCACGAGGTGAAGGTTCACGCTTCGTTGTATGTCTGCTTTGCGGAGGGCTAGGTTGTAAGAGGGTCCGACGAATGGGGTCATTTCTGGCGCCAGAGCGACCTAACCGCGAGACAAGCATCGGAGTCCCACTGCTGGCACGCCTCGAAGACCTTCAGGCACATCAGCCACTCACCCTTGGCGTTCTTCTGATAGCCGAGTGCGCGGATGCCGAGGTACACGTCCTTGCTGATCCGACGCACACCACCCGGGAGAACGATGGGAATGGTGGCGTTGGGGTAGTCCTTCGGGTCCAGCGCCACGGCGCACAGACCCTCATCCATCACGGACTTGCAGTGCGCGGCCATGTTCTCGATGCGCTTGTCCGCCGCGAAAGCGGGAGCGCAGAGGAGCAGGAGACACAAGAGTTTCTTCATACCTTGACCACCACGGTTTTCATGTCGGTTCCAAAGGTCACACCGTTCGCGGCCAGCGCGGCACCACCACCGCTCTTGCGGTTCGTGTAGCGGACCCACACTCTGTTATTCGTCGTGTCGCGGTAGTAGGACGCGCCTGTCGTGTCGGCGAGAGCGAGCGCTATTGAGCCGACAGACGAGCAGATGATTGCCCGTCCCGCCGTCACGTCAGCCGCAGAGGCGAAGGTGTTCCGGGTCGAGAAGCCGACACCAACGCCAGCGACTGATTCGTTGCTGAAATTAGAGCCAAAGCAGACCCGTGGCGTCACCGCATTGGCCCACGGGATGCCGAGCAAGACAAACTCGTCTTGGGTGGGGTTGGGACTGAAGACATCGAAGAACACCATCGAGGTCGGCGTGTCGAGCGTGTAGGTGTAGCTGTGAGTCCCAGAGCCCGCCGTCGTCGTGTTAATCGCCGGCCCGCCGGGGGTGGCCGAGAAACTGAACGTGCTGTTCGCCAACCCGGTCGAGAGGACGTAATACGTCACACCCGCCACCACACCACTCGGCAATGTTCCGGTCGTTGAGAAGACGACAGCCGCGTTGACGGTGAGGCCGTGAGAGGCTGTGTTGGGGTAGCTGACGACGCACGGCGATCCATTCGAGATCGTTACCGCAGTCTTCTCGGAGAAGTCGAGCTGGAACCGCCCGCCGCTCTGCATCGGGATCTGGCGATAGTTCCCGAGGTTAACCGCCGTGTCGCCACGCTTGACCATGAACGGGGTGCCGATGGTCGTGCCCGCCGCCGGGTCTTGGCGGGTGACGGTAATCGGGTTCTTGTCCGCGATGCTGGTGTTGGAGATGTTGCCGTTTCT